GTCTGTCTGTCTGTCTGTCTGTCTGTCTGTCTGTCTGTCTGTCTGTCTGTCTGTCTGTTAAGATTGTGTTGTTAGATTTTTGACTGTCAAGGTATTTAACATATTTTCTCGCACCGCTTACGCAATTTGACACTTCCTTGCTAATCATTGGAAAACCATACTGTTCACAAACCTGTGCAAACGAAATCTTAGGTTTTAAAATCACAAGATTATCGAATGTCTGTGCAAACTTCTTCAACTCTGGATATTGTGTCGGAACATCTACGAACACAAAAGGAATATTTTTATATCCGCAAACCTCTTTGATTATGTGTCCTAAAACTGTGCTATCCTTGCCACCGCTAAATGACAGATACACTCCATCTTCGCCAAATTCATTGACCCATTCATTTATTCTACGTGCAGTCATGCTTATTTTTGCAGAAAGCGGAAGTGACTGCATCTGATATAAGTCTGACATTGTATGTTTTTCCATACTCTACTCCAATTCTTCCTCTGTAGGAAACTGAAAGATAGCATTGCTAATGCATTCTATTTTTGACGGCTGATTTTCTGTTTGCACCATAATGCCGCATTTCTTTAATCTTTCAAATTCCCTTGCCACATCTTCCGAAATATCAACATTCTGCATTACGATAGGCATACCGATATATGCATCTCTAAGCATTTCCATGGCTTTCTTCGCTTTTTCTTTGGTGGAATATTCAGCAATTTGCATGTCTTCATTAAGCGACTCAACACCTATTAAGTTTTTGTTCAGGAAATAAATTCTTGACCTGAATCTCTGAATAATCACCTCTTCGTATGGCATATCAATCGTGCCGTCCTGTGATATAACTCTCATAGAAAACCTCCCTAATCTTTCATAAAGTCCGGTACATTCTCGTCATTCTCAACGACTTTCTCCGGCTCAACTGCTGCACCGTCAGTCGCTTCGGATTCTGCTACAACAAACGGCTCTGAATTGGCGTTTTCGGAAATTTCTTCCTGTGTCTGCTGATAAGTTTCATCTATCTGCATAAGAGACTGTTTTGCAATAGCATTAAGGTCTTTTGGATGCTTCTTGATTGCATTATTGCGCATCTTTCGAACGATCATGGATTCAGATGTATCAAGCCATGCGGCACTCATGTATGGTCTTGCAACTTCGCAGGAAAGCATATCTTCAACAGTTTTGCAAGCTAAAAGCTCTTTCAAAATTTCATTTTTCTTTTCTGCGATAGCTTTCTTTTCTGTTTCCGTTGCATCATAGCGTGTCTTTTTGCCGCCTTTTACAAGTCCGAAAGTCTCATTCAGAAGATTATTGCGAACATGAGCAAAAAGGTTTCCTTTTACGCTTTCACGCTCTGCTATCATATATTCAACTTTCCCATCTTTCATTTCCACCGGGTAAACAACACGGATAACTTTCTGCGAAAGTCCTTTTTCTTCCCATTCCGGCGGTGTAACTTCAATTCCTTTATGCTTTGGATATGTAAAATCGTCACCTTCTTTCACAAGCCATACCGGATATACCTTTTTAACATCAACACCAAAGTTTCGAAGAAGTGCATCATTTCCGTCTCCTTCGATCCCCATTTCTACTTCCTTGTACCAATTTCCATTTGCATCCTGTCTGCTTCTCAACTGGAAGTAGCACTCCCTCGGCACTGCATTGGCATTAAGTTGAAGGCTTGATACCTGTCCGATAACCTGTCTCAAATTAGATCCATTCAAGTTACTCATAGCGGCTTTGCTAGATGTAACAAGGTTGTAAATAGCGCTCATAGATGCCATGACGCACTGCTTAGAATAATCATTAAGCACAAGCCCATGCTCTGCAAAGTCACGTTCCATAAGCCCTATGTACTGGTTCGTATAATAGGAAAGTTGTGTATTCATTTCCTGTTTTCCCTGCGTAGATACTGCCGTATTTTCTGCCATAATTATTTATCCTCCATTCCACTTAAAAAGCTTGAAGAGCTTCTGCCACGCGTCTTTTTTGCCCTTTTCTTAATATTTCTTTACCATCCTCGGACAGCTCCTTTTCACTTGCTCTCTGTAAAACAAGGTTGTATTTCTCCTCTCCGAGAACTCTCCTTAATGCTGCTAAAAGAGTTATAAATTCAGCCATGACAACCGGCTCTCTTCCATTTACTTCTATTGATCCCAAATCTGATTTAATCATATCTATTCCTCACTTTCTTAATATCTTAAAATCTTAACATCGTTATCTTCATAAAAATTATTGAACCGCTCATTTAACAGTTCTAATTGCTGCTTAAGAATTTCCTTTGCTTCATCCATACCACGGAAAAGATTTTCGCTCTTAAGCTGCAGATTATCAATTCCCAATTCGTTGCAATTAAGATACCACGTATCTCCGCAACCGCAAATTTTATGTATGCAAATGTCAATTCCGTGGCCTTGAGTTCTGAAAATCGTTCCACTTTCCACCGGTTCTCCAAACTTTGCATTGCTGATCAGTTTCATGCACATCCCTCACTTTCATCATACTTCCTCACAACCGCCATCTTATCAGCACCGTAGGTTTCTACCCACTTCATATCCACGGTTTCATCCATAACGGTCAGCTTTGCACCCTTGGCATTTACAACCATGTCACCAGCTTTCACAGAATCCTCGGTGCGATACACGTAGCTTCTGGTGCTGTTAGGAAATTTCGCTTTGATATACTGCATAATTACCTCTCCTTTTTCACATATCCATTTGACAAATTTTCAAGAATACGCAAAAGTCTTTCGTTTGTTTTTGAGGCTTTTTCAAGTTCTCCTATAAGTTTATATTCATTATGCTCAAGGTTATCTACCTTTGTTCGCAAATCTGAATTTTCGGCTTTCAATTTTTCAATATCATCCATGTACACGACCTCTCTTTCCTTTATTTCTCATATCTTTTTCGCAATACGGAAGAGAACAATATCCGTGTCCTTCCAAAAAACCTTTACCTGCACTCTTCCAACGCTTGCATGACATACACCGTGCATCCGGCTGTGTAGCGTTGTTTCCAATTCCCATTCTCGACATTCGGTGTCCTCGCTTTCTACAACGTATCCTGATGGAAAATTTCTTTATCCTTTGCGAATATAATTGGATGGCCATAATAGCCGTTATGCGCATTGTAGACTGCAAATTGTAATGTGCCTTTATCAGTTTCGAAATCAACAAACTGAATACCGCCGCAATCTTCGTAATAGCCGGATTCATCTACCTTTTTCTTATTAAGAGCCTTATCTGTAAGATTTACTGCTCTTAATTCAGAACCGATAAACTTCTGTTCATCATCATTTAAGTAGAAATATCCCCAGCTTTCACAACAACATTGTCCATTGTCAATCAGCAAAAGAAATTCATGCTTATCCGTTTTGACTTTGTACCCATCATAAGATGCACTGCCCATTAAACAGCTCGTCATCTGCATGATGCCAAGCCTAGACCCATTGCTACCATTTAACGAACCGGTATTTTCTAAAGATACATTCGTTATTTCTTCGATGCTTAAAATTTTCCCTAACGTTTCCATCCTACACTCCCTCGACTTTCAACTGCTTGTCCTCTGTTACTGTCAGAAGAATTAGCTGCGTATCAACAACCGGCACATATTCGTCATTGATGCTTTCTGCACCATCAAGGAAAATCGGAACATACATATTAAAGAACTTCTGAAAACTGTTGCAAATATCAATCTTCGCTTCAATTTCCCTGCCAGTGTTAGTCGTGTCACCGAACACCTTGTAAATGCCAGCTTCTTCATCAAGCACCGTAGGAATACAAACTTCCTTATATTCTCCGTTTTTCTGGAAATCGAACAACTTCCAACGTACAATACCGAAATGCTGATTGATTTCTTCAACAAGTAACTTATTCTTTCGTTTTGAAACTTCTTTGAGCTGATAAAGAATCCTCTCGGCATCTGCCTTTGCTTGTCCATACTCGTTCTGTTTATGTTGCATATCTGCAATCTTGTCATCAATTTGAACATTGTTTTCAGCCTGTGCAATAATCTTATTTACTTCATCAAGCTGGCTCTGCAGATCTGCTTTCTCGACTTTCAAATCAGTAACAATCTTGTCCGCACCATCAGATTCCAGCTTTTCAATATCGGCGAGAACCTTGTCACGCTCTGCTTTCAGTTTCACATAATCTTCATTCTGCGTGTAATCAGCTTCGCTCGGGATCTCGGATAACTGCTTCGAAAGTTCTTCTTTCTTTGCAATGGCATCCTGTTCCTGTTTCTTTAAAGCGTCAATTTCTGTATTCAGATCAGCATTTTTCTTTGTAAGTTCGGTAATAAGTTCTTTCTTCTCGGTGCCAATAGTATTCAACCGATTCAGTTCAACCTTTTTGTCAGTGTCAAACTTAAATCTTTTTGCTTTCAGTTTTTCTTCTGCATCCGCCTTGGCTTTTCGCTTTCTGCTTTCAAAATCAGCCTTTAACTGCTCGATTTTATCTTCCGGCAACTTCTGACCACACAATGAGCAAACGGTGCTGTTTTCATCAAATACCCACTCGGATTCATCAAACAGGTAAGGCGCTTCATCAAATGCCTTGGCATATTCTGCATTGTACTTTTCTCCAATTTTCTTCCGTTCTGCATCCGCATCTGTGATAGCCTTTTCATTACCGACAATCTGATTTTCTTTCAAAGAAATCGTCTGCTCCAGATGTTTTAATTCATCTTCGCAACCGCACAGATCAGCATCAATTTCGTATCTACGATTGGATAATTCGCGGTTCATCGTCTGTGTAATTCCGGATATATCAAGTTGTAACCGCATTTCCTTATCGCGCAATTCGTCAAGCGAATGATCGGCACCGGCAATCTTCTTATCGCATTCAGCGATTCTTCTTGTCAGATCAGCCTTGGCAAGTTCCTGCTCTGCCACATCTACATCAACTTTTGCTTTCTCCAGACCGATAATCTGATTAGGAATCGCATCTAACTGTTCAACTGCTTTCTTCTTGGAAGCGTTATTCATGGCTTCAATTTCCTCGAATTTATAAGATTCAAGTAGTTTTGCAACATCGGCAGTTTCTTTATCCATTTGTGCAATCTCTAAATCTGTTTTTTCGCTTGCCATAGTGAATAAATATTTGCGCATTTCATCCTGTTTTTTCTTTAACGACAAATCCTTAGTGAACACATTCGGGTGCGAACAAATGAGGAATTTATCAAACTCAAACCCTAATTCTTCCAGATATGCCTTAAAATCACGTTCTGTCTTAGGCACAGAATTGATCTCATATGTATTTGTGATATTAACTTTCGAAACTCCATTTTTATCCGGTTTTCCAACTTTTCGCTTCTGCATCTTGGAAAGAGTGATTTCTTTTTCGTCTACATCGACATTTGCAGTAACAGTCGGAATACAATCTTCTACATTGTCCGGTCTAATGTTTGGATTGCTGACAAGTTCATAGTTCTTATCAGACGTCAGCCAGTACCATGCCGCCCCGATTGTGGTCTTTCCTCTCCGGTTCATGCCGGAAACCCTTGTTGTCTTGCCAAATTCGTATGTCTTATCCTTTACCCCCTTGAAATTTTCAAGTCGCAACGATTTTAAAATCATTCGCATTATTCTACACCCCCACGATTCCTTTTATTGAAAACTCATATGTAACTTTTTCCACAACGCGACCATCTTTACACGTTTTCTTATATCTCCGGCTCTGCAATCTTCCGTATGTGCTTACCGCATCACCTAAAGCAAGCGAGTTTGTATATTCTGCACACTTTCCCCATGCGATACAAGTGATTAAATCCTCTTTTCCGTTTTCTCTTATGTTTTTGAGTTTCACATCACAGATTTTACGACCAAGTGGTGTTTCTCTAAGCTGCTTTTCCTCGATAATTCCGTCAAGGCTTACTTCATTCAAAGGGCTATTCAAAGGGCTATCATCCCCTGGTTTTGTGATTGTATCAGCCATAACATATGTAAGATTTGCTTTTCCTGCACCTGTTTTTACGTGCCGGGTAATTATCTTCCCACTGACATATACCGTTCCGCTGATTCCTGTATCGCTGATTTTTTCATCAAACAGTACCGGAAGTATATCTGCAACTCCGCTTCTTCTTTCAACTCCGATGAAAAATTTATAAAATTTCTTACCGTTTGATTTATGGCTTTCCCTTGGTGCTGATACAACATCACCGATCAGTGTTATTTTGTTCTCCATTGCTTCTCCTTTCCATTTCTCTTTCAAGAACCTTTTCAAAATTCTCTTTATCATTCTGTTTCTTTCGTTTCCCTGCCAAAAGTTCAGCAAGCATACGCTTTTCTTTCGTGGAACATCTCGTACCACTTATATACACAACGCTTACCATGCATCCTCTCTCATTCTGCGTTTTCTCTTAATTCGCTTGTCTAGTTCAGCTCTCTTCCGGTCTACTTCCGACCAGTAATACATGATTGCCGCAATTACCGCACCGGCTACAAATTTAGTAGCCGACACATCCCCGACCGCGCCCTCACTATCCATATAGCACGCGGCAACTAAGGAATATTCCATTGCGACCGCACCTATGATGAATTGGATTACTTTTTTCATTCATGCCCCTTTCTGCCACTTTATAATTTAGTACCAATCAGAAACAAACGTTCCGAGTAACGGACATACAACAACATCTATAAAGCGCACATAACCATCTTCCATGGAATATGTAAAAGCCATTGCAGGTGTGTAAGTCGAATCTCCTGTCTGTATCTGCGCATCTCTTACATAAACTCCATATGTTGTTTCCTCGTCAACGAAAATGCTTGAAAAATTTTCCGCAGAGTCAACCTTTGCCAAATAGTTGTCACCGCTACGAATTACCCTTGAATTAACTTTCTGAAATTCAAAATTGCTCATTTTAATTCTCCTTTCCATTATGTGTTTCGTTTTCCTCGCCCTGCTCACTATGTTTCGAAGCAGAACTCTCAACCATTCCAAGAACATATCCTTTCTGAAAATCTGTCATATTCGGAATGGCATCACGAAGTTTTTCGACAACGCGCTTTTCCTTTTCACTCATTGAATTCACTTCCTTTCCATGATATAATTCCTTAAAAACTTAAGGAGATTTCCATATGCGCTACATACCTACTCGTCCACAATTGGATGATTTTTTCAACAAATCCGTCACAAACATCGAAATGCCTAGATACGAGGATGGAAAATCCCCGATCGAGATGTTGGAAGCTCAAACCACTTTTGTTGAGCAAACAAGCAAAGAACTTCACGATATTGCCGACTCTGCAAAGTTGCAAGCTGATTCAGCTAAAGAGATTGCTGAAAGTTCCAAAACGCAAGCTGATGTTGCATTAAAAACATCAAGCAAAGCGGATATTAAAGGTTGGATTTCTGTGGTTCTTTCTATCATATGTGCTTTAATGGAATTTGCTGTACATCATTCAGAAATAATTGATTTTGTCAAAGCTTTGGCAAAATAAAATGGCAAAAAATCTGAAACAGCAAAGTAAATGCTGAAAGTACTAATGCAGCATCTGAAACAGATGGTTTTTTCACTTTTGTTTCTCCTTTCTTGTACTTTGTACATTCTTATAATAGTACGCCGTACAATCTTTGTCAATAGTTATTTTTGTACATTGTACAATTTTTGTCGTTGACATTTGCGATTGTGACTTGTATAATCAAGTTGAAAGGAGGTGTTAATATGAAGGAGCGCCTAAAGGAGATAAGAAAAAGCAATCCTAATGGGAAAACTCAGGAAACATTTGCAAATTACTTGGAAATATCAAAAGAAAACATTTCTAGCTATGAATCCGGAAGAAGAAATCCATCAGATGCATTTATTAAACTTGTATGTGAGAAATGCAACGTTAATGAAGATTGGCTTCGCACCGGAAACGGAGAAATGTTTATGCCGGAAACAAAAGATGAGCAAATTTCAAAAATGCTTGCAGATGTTATGAAATCAGAAGACGGAAATTTTAAAAAGAAATTGATTTCTGCTCTAGCGCAGCTAGATAAAGATGGCTGGGATAAACTAGAAGAATTTGTTGATATGATTTCAGAGAAGAAATAAAAATAAGCCAAGGGCAATGCGCAAACCCTTGGCTTTCTTCTTATTTTAACAGTTCTTTTACAAATACGTATATGGCTCGAAGCCATCTAGTATTGTCGCATTTTTCAATCAATTCAATGATTTTGCTTTTGTAATACTCGTTTTCGTTGTTATCCATTGCTCCCACCCTTTCGATTCAAATGCTAACTACCCTCGACAATTATTATAGAACATACGTTCTGTATAGTCAATCCCCAATTATGGGCGGAGCCATGCCAAGCCCCACCCATGCCAGAACTTGAAGTGTCCTTTCGGACAAGTCCATAGTATCACTGTAATATGCATGATTTCAACATTTTTCGGTCGCAAGTTTCGACAGAAAATGTCATTGCAAAGAAGCGGAAAGCTGTTTCTCAATCTCTTCTTGCACTTTCGTGCGCCAACGCATCGGCACTTCATCAATCGTCATTTTCTTGTCGATAAGAATACGTCTTACATAGAATTTAACCATATCCTACACCTCACTTCCTGCAGTAATACTTGCAAGTTCTTGGATTGCTTCTGCATTTGCTTCATGTCCGGCTTTAAGTTCATCAATTGCTCTTTCCATTTCCGTCTTTGTTCTAAGTCTTACCGTTACGGTATATGCACCATCTTCTGCGCCATCTTCTCCCACGTTCGGCATATATGTAAACCCATCGGATTTCAGATCGGTGTATTTCCCCGACACTGCATCGTTGTGTGTAAATGTTACTTCCGCAAGGTTATTCTCTGCGAAAGCGTCCGTGATCGTTTTAATCCCGTCAAAATTTTTGGACTGGATCTGGATGTTGCCAAGACTTGCGCCGTCGGCAACCTCAAAGGTTGTCTGATCTTTTAAAATAATTTTATCCATGTTTTTAATTCCTTTCTTTAATAAAAATTGTTTATAAGTTACGTTCGAATATTCGTTCGATATATTTTCTTAAACGGCAGTTTAAATAGCACAGTTGTATTCGATCAAGACAATATACAAATTACGAAAATATCTCCGCAAGCATATATATTGCATATAGATAAACTAATTTCATTGAGCGAGGCATGGAAAGAAATTGTGCTTGGAGATATTCCATTTCCATGTGCTGATACAAGTACAAATATTGTAACGCAAAACGGGGATCCTGTTTACCTTATGATAGTCAATAATAAATTAAAAATAAACACATTAGTTCCATCTTATAAAGATGAGACGTATATTCGCTGCACAATGGTTATTAGCAATTAATGATCATATGCCAGATCGCAAAACTTTTTATTCAAATGGAAATAAATAAAATATGTACCCATAGCACAGACCATTCGCTGAAAAAGCAACAGTATTATTGCTGCCAGAAATTGTAACCTCATGTGTACTTGTTGGTGCTATGATGTCTGTTGTCTTAACGCCCCAGCTGTTTAACACTTTCAACAATGTAATTTGCGATGCGTTTATATGACCATTTATAAATATATAAGCACCATCTTGCAAAACAACAGTTTTTGATTCTTGATCACGTAATAAAAAATCATGAATCCTTGTTATTGAGTAGTGACTTAGCGCTGTTAAACTGCCGTTTAATTCAGCCACCTGCTTGGCCAGCGAACCGTCTATATTCGGGTTAGCCTGCCGCGCATCAAGTGTAAATCCTTCCTCTGTCGTAATCTGGTTGTTTACGATACTTTCCGGTTGCAGTGCGCTTCCGATTTTATCCTTTAATGTATCTGCCAACTTTATGACGTTTTTCGCTTCATCTAATGTAATTGTAGTCCCATCCAAGTTAATACTAAGCGTTCCACTCTCATCTACGCTCATGCTCTTTCCGTCCGGCTTTACAACTCCGGCATCCTCTGTTGTTGCAATCGCACTAGCACCGCCCACGATAGATTTCGACCAATATTCCGTATTGCTCGTTGCTGTTCCTGCCGGAACTTCTTTTTTCGCAAAATACAATGTGTTATTATAAGTTACTGCATCCAATCTCTTATATGTAGCATCTGCGCTCCAATCGCCTTTTGGCACGATTGCTACTCTTCCTGCTATAGCCATTTAAGCCACCTCCCAATTCAAATTTCCGTCATTGTCAACGACAAAGTTATAAGCAGAATTGTCCATGTAAATCAACTCTCCATCCTCATTCACATCAAATTCTGTCATTGTGAGTTTCTTGTTAATCTCGTCTTCGATTCCCTGCGCTCGGTCTGCGCTGTCCTTGGCATCTGTGGCGGATGCTACCGCCTTGGTTTCGGACTCTTTTGCGCTTTTGGCAGATGCTACCGCCTTGGCAGATTCTACCTTAATATCCGCCAAGAAATTCGGTTGCAACTTATCCTCAGTTATTGAGCCGCCCTTAATCATCGGCTTGACTTTTCCATCAGAAGTGACCTTAAATGCAATCTCGTCACCCTCTAAGAACTCATACTGCGTGATCAGCGCGGATAAGTCCACGTTCTGCGCCGTGCCATCGTCAAGCGTGATTACCAACTGCTGACTTTCCGGATCATACTTGAAGTTGACTGCAAGCTTCTCCAACTTGGTATCAATGACCGCCTTGGAACCATTCATCTTAACGACCGTCAGCGTTCCGTTGGATTCATCCCAAAGGATTTCCTTTACAAGTTCGTTAGCTTTGGTCAAGTCAACTTTCGTGGTGTCGAGTGCGCACACACGATCGTCGATTGCATCAATGCCGCCCTCTATGTTGTTCAGCCTATTTCGATTAATTGCGGTCTTTTCGCTTGGAAGGTTCTCCCAATATTCGCGGCTATAGATTTTCTGATATGCCATCTAATCACTTCCTTTCTAATGCGGATAGTCTGCGTTCAAAATCGTTACACCTGTTCTGCAGTTTCTGTATCATGGCAGTGTTAAGCGCAATAAACTCTTGATAGCACAATGTATACATATCATTTGCGCCACCATTCTGCTCTAAGAATTTTTCCCATTCCTCATTAGATTCAAAATCTTTTTCGGAGAATACCGCATGTTCCAGTCCGTAAAACTCATTTTCAGATATGTCACAATCCGTCATTGCCTGTTCGACATCCTGTGCAACAAATCCCATGTGCATTTTTTCATCATTTTCTATGAGCCGATATTCCATCGGTTGCAGCAACTCAAAAAATCTCTCAAACCGATCATCCTCTAACAGTTTTCGAAAATCCTTTTTCTTTCTGCCATCAGACGTTGTTTTCCAACCACCGGAAGAATACCCTCCGGCAAATGGATTGGGGTTAGTTCCACAGTACACAGAACTAGAACTTGGGATTAAATTTCCGTTGTCTGAAATTCGTACATAATCGGATAGTCCAATACCTTGCAAATAATGCGCGGTTGATGCCATTATACACTGCCTTGCACTTTCTGCAGTTGTTGCAGAGTCTGCGGTTGTCGCATGATCTGCCGTACTTGCATGATCCCCTATGGCTACTCCATCTTGATCTGTTACAGAGTTTAGGTCAATGCGTATGTTTTGCAGCATTGGCCTTCCTCTTGCATCGAGTCCAATAATTACAATGTCATCACCAAGCGAGGTTGCAATAAAATTCAACGAATCAATAATTGACACTCGTCCATTCCCGTCAAGCTGGAAGTTATTACTTTCAATTATGAGCCTGTTTCCACGAAGCATAATCTGATCGGCACTTGCATTAATCATCGAAATAACTTGGTCGTTCTCGTCTCTGCCTAGCTTTAATTCCAAGGACGCATCCAATTCGCCTTCCGCTTTTTGCGCACGATCGACTTCTGCGGAAATGCTTTTCGCGGTCTGCTCAAATTTAGAGTTTGTCTGGTCTTCTAAATCCTCATACGTGGATTGAAGATGATCCGCGTTCCTCTCTAACTTTCCGGTACGTCTTTCCACGCTTTCAATCGTGTCTCTGATAGAATTAACCTTTGCAGAGTGTGTCTGCGTGCCCTGTGCCGAGATTGAATCTCTCTTGCTTTGCACTCCGGTTAGTGTGCGTTGCAATAGATACGTTTCAACAATTTCTCTTGTGGTATTGAACCGGATGGGTTCGCCAAGTGTCAGACATGGATTGCCGACACAAGTGCAACTTTTAATCGGTGTGTATGCTGCCTGTTTCATAATCGGCAATAGGTTATTTGCAATCTGTTCAAGTTCTGCTCCGGTCTTGTCTGATACAAGAAAGTTTCCTGTAATCGAATAGTTATTTCCGGCAGTTCCAACAATAGCACCAGCGTTATCTTCGCTTGTCTTGATTTCTAGCTGTGTAATTGCCTTGCTTTGAAAGTCCTCATAATCAAACGCGATGTAGTGTCCGGTCATGGATTCTGTATTTGCATCGGACGGGAATAAATTGTCAGACGGAAACAAATCCTCTGCCGGATAAAGTGCGCTTGTGATTGCTTTCAGAAAGATATACTCAAACTTTCCCTCTCGGTTGATATTACCAAAGCATCCGTTAATCTCACAGATTGCCGTTACAACGGTTTTTCCACTGATAGCGGATTCTTCTGTTACCGCGCTTGAATCGTCCGTCTGTGTGGCTACAATCGTCTTATTGACCGTCATGGAATCATTGACAAGGCTTGTTTCAACTTGCGCAATTCCAAGATTTGCAAAAAAGCTATTACGGAACTGTTTAAGTGTCATTGGAAAGCTAAGTCCTGCATACCAAGACTTTACATCTGTATTGATAATGTCATACATCGCGTCATATGCCGTAATCTGCCGTTTTGTGCGGTCGGCCGTGGGAACATCGGATGCAACCTTAAAAACTCCGTATGGCATCGGATTTTTGCTATCTCCGTCAATTGTTTCTTCGATAGAGATTGTCCTTCCGATAATGTTTCCTGCGGTGTTTCTTGCTGTGAATTTTACGCAATTCGCTTCACATGCTCCAAATTTTAATTCAGACTCCGAACAAAGACTTTCTTCGAGCGCAAACGTACCGATTTCAAGCATCGAATTGTCTATTTTCTGATTCGTTCCAACAACAGATATAACCATCTGCTTATCTGTCGCGGAATCCCAATACTTTTCTTTCAAATTGCTATTTATCATATACACCACCTACAAACGAAAATTTGATTGGGTCATATTTTATCTTCCCATGTGCCACAGAATAGAACGTAGGCTGAATGTCAGCGATATATCCGTACTGTGTCACATATCCGCGTTTCATAGGCACGTATGCCGTGATATAGCCGCCGCGTTCCTTTGCCTTGGTATAGTTCTTTTCGATATTTTCCCAAAAATCGTCAAACTGCTTTTCGGTCAGCATGGCTTTGGTTTCAAACTCAACTTTTAAGGCTTTCAGTTCCACGGCATCACGATGCTCATATCCGTTTTCATCAGTCCAAGGGTCTAAGTCCTGCATATTCAAATAGGAACTAAACGTGCCCTGCTTAATTAAACTGTTCGGTATGGTATAATTGCCAAACTTTACTAAATATCCGCCATATCCCATCGTTTACCTCCTAAAAATGGGTATAAAAATAGCACCTACCGTTTTGGTAGATGCTATCCATTTGATTAAATTTTAAGCTACTACTGATTCCCATCAAGATTTATAGGGGTGTAGTTTTGTGACACGCCCTTAACAGAATCGTCAATATTTGAAAGGCTTCTTCTGTAATTCGTAACTCCATACATTTTTATCTGAATAAAAAAGAGGAAACCTCTTGTGAAATCACATTGGTTTCCTCTTTCGTACAGTATGGCGTTCGAGTAAGTAATCCGCATCTTCACGGATAAAGTTGTTTCCTTAGTAATAAGGATAGACTATTTTTGATTTTGTGTCAATCCACTTTTGAATTAAAATAAGCCGTGTTTCCACGGCTTAAGTATCATTTATCTTTCAATTTTTACTGTAACCAAGTATATGTATATGCTTCATCAACATATATCTTATAACTGCTCGGATAGATCGTATCGTAATTTGAATCGTACGGAAAACTAAATGAAAAATAATCTGTATCTCCATTCTTTTCACATTCTGCATAATGATAATCATATTTGATCAAGTTGCCAGATGCATCATACATTACGCAAGAAATTTTCACAAATGAAAAATCTTTTCCGGAATCGTTTGTAGCTTCAACCGTAACATTATCTGCTCCAATGTCCGATTGAACCATTATATTGCGAACATCACAAACAGCATTTGTTGCTTCATCAACACTCAACGACATTTTATAGTTATCATAAGAAACATCGTTATAATCAGAATCGCTCGGTGCGTCAAAATAAAGAACACATTCCTTACCGGATTCAAAAGCTCTGTTACAATCGCTTTTGCTATCCAGCATTTTACCGTTTTTGTAGTATACAAGTTTTGCGTCCAGATCAACATTTACCTTGTTGTTGTTTTTCAAGATAGCAACAACTCCATGACCACTATCTTGGTATTCAATTGAGATGTTTTTCTTTACCTTGTTCGCATTAAAGGAAGAAGTGACGGTAACTTTGCAAGAAAGCGTTTTCTTTGCAATTTTTGCTTTTACGTACGTCGTTCCTTCTCCAACCGCCAGAACCTTTCCAGACTTATTTACAGAAGCAACATATTTATTGCCACTACTCCATTTAGCAGTTTTCCTCATTCCGCTTATCTTTAATGTTGCGGATTCTCCAATTTTTAAATTAAGAGTCTTTCTGCTTAATTTGATAGTTGCCGCCTGTGCAACAATCTGTTTCCCATCTGCATTTTGGATTGGCATAGCCGAAATCAAAACGGCAAATGCCAACCCCATCGCTACTAATAATTTTTTTGTGCTTCTCATAATGACTCCTTTCTTGTGATATGATTTATTTAGAATTATATCACGTTCTATTATAGAAGTCACTAAAAAACATATACATTGTCTCCGGTTCGATTGTAATGTTCTCTACCATAATCCCTTGCAGCTTTTCCTATGTCGCTTGTAGTAATTCCGAAATTTTTCTGTAAAATAGCTTGCAATAACTGATTTTGCTGTCGCAATAAGGAAACCTCTTGCGCAGATGTTGAATTGATAGCATCTTTGATTCCAGTAATTTCTTGGCTTCCTGCGACCGCCGGCTTACCTCCGACCGTTCCCATAAGTTCCGGAAGCCCGTTTTCTCCAACCGTTGCTATGCTATATTTATCCATGAAACCGCCCGTTGCATAAGCCTTTACTTTAGGTAGGCTCACTTTCGGCACAAGATCGACTCCGCTCCACTTTACCTTTGCTACTTTAGCCGCCGCAGAAACAACACTGTTGAACCCTCTCAAAACGGTATTCACTCCACCGATCAATGAATTTATTGCTGTTTCAATTCTTGAAATTACGGTGTTCATTGCCCCGGCAACACCACTTTTCACGCTATTCCATAATTTGCTGAATATTTCAGCTACACTTTCTTTCATCTTCGAGAAAGCATTTTTTATCGGGGTGGTTACATGTTCTTTAAACCAACTAGAAACACTATTCCACGCCCCGGTTACCGCTGTCTTTGCCGCGCTAAAAGCTTTCTGAATAGATTCTTTTGCTGAGCTAAAAGCATTCTTGATAGGTGTTGTAACATGCTCCTTAAACCAACCGGAAACCACCGCCCATACCGATTTTACAGTTGTCCATAGAACCTTGAATGCAGTTGATACTGCCGATTTCAATAATTCAAAATTCTTCTTTATTGGCTCTATTACCTTTGATTTAAACCAATCAGAAACAACAATCCATACAGCCTTGACAATGATCCACAATCCTTCAAAGATTTGACCAACTCTTTTCGAAAATCCTTGGAAAAATGAAACAATAGGAGTTATAACATTAGTATTGAACCATCCAGAAACTGTTTTCCATACACCGGATATATCTTTCCATAAAGAAGAGAAAAAACCGGAAACAGATTCCCATAATCCCTTAAAAAAACCGCTTATTGGCTTAATCACATTAGTATTAAACCAATCTCCTGCTTTTGAGAAAATTCCTTTTATTTCTTTCCAATGATCCTTGACTACTACAGCCGCCGTTGCAACACCGGCTACTATTCCTGCGGTAATCGCTGCAGGTGCTGCCGCTACCCCTAAAATAACCGCTCCGACTGCCGTAATCGTAACTCCGACAAGCATAAGTGCTTCATTAAGCCAACTGAATCCGTTCTTTAACATGGTCACAAAGTTTGATATTGCAGTAAATGCGCCAATCGCAACAGAGCCAATCCCGGTTATAGCTTTTGCTACTGGGCTGATAAAAGAAAGTGCGCTCTCTGCCGCACCGCTACCGAATAAAGCTTTGACACCAGCTGAAACAGTTGTTCCAAGTGTAGCAAACGCCCCACCTATTTTTTTTGACAAAGCGGTAGACAATACTGCCGAGATTCCCTCATTTGCCGCAATTTCAACGCCAAGCCTTGATGCAAGTGAACCAGCTATTGCTTTTGAAATGGAAGTCCCTATGATTCCAAGCGCGGTGTTTGCAAGATGCAATCCAAGGATTTTTTTGATTGTCAGCGCACCGATGATAATTCCAACCGTCTTTACGTCTAAGTTGCTTAAAAACTCCTTTGCTCCGTTCCAAACATCCTTCCAGGAAATTTTACTTAATGCCGTAGTGACCGCATCAAATGCCCCTTGTGCCCATGCATTAAGCGTTTGAGCCAATAATGCAAAGTCAAAGTTTTGGAAAAACTTGTTGATTCCGTCTGCGATTGAATTTCCAAATTGTTTCCAATTAAACGTTGTGCCAAACGAATCTAATCCATGAAGCACAGTGTTTAATGAATTTGCAATCAGTTTTCCGGTTTCTCCGAAAAGCGTTGTACCTTTCTGACCCTCAAATAGCCCATTAAGGAATTTTGCAAGCCCGCTACCAAAGCCGGATGCTTTGGCGTATACTTCATCCCACTTGATACCTTTCATCGCATTGATAAGGGAACCGGATATTGCCTTTCCAAGTCCTTCAAGGTCTTTGATGTTGCTTTTGAATTTCTTAAAAATGGTGTCGGTCTGAACCAACTTTCCGGTATCTCCGCCACCGGAACCGCCAGAACCAGAACCGCCACCACTTCCACTTCCACCACTTCCAGAACCAGAAGTGTTATCTTTACTCTGTTTCGAAATAACTTTTAATTCATCAAATGCACGCGTTGCCTGTTGGATTTCCTTTTTTGCTTTCTTGGCATTCTTTGCGATACCGCCTGTGTTTTTCCCTGCGTTTCCTGCGGCATCGCTTAAATCGTCCATGCCATCAGACGCGCTTCCAATATCGTCAGCAAGACCGCTGATTCCTGCTCCTTTGCTTGCTTCATACTTCCATCCGAAGATAGAACCTAAAGCATTTGTTACCATTTCCGCAAAAGAAATAACCTTCTGCAGAACTGAGTTAAGTACCTTGATAAACGGCTTAAATGCATTGATTAAACCACCACCAACAACCGCTCCAAGTGCTTTGAAGTTCTCTCTAAGCATGGTTATCTGGTTATGCCATGTCAATATGTTATCGTAAAGGCTTTTTATCCTCTACTTCTTATGGTTTCCCATAAGTTCGGCGTACATTTTCAACCACAGCATTGTGGCTGTCGGATACTCTTGGGGATATTATATTCTACACTCTTTCCATAAGAAAAGAGCATAGGTTCAATCCCTACGCTCTACAATGTGCTATAACTTTTATTTTATAGCCTTATCTCGGTATTAGCTTATTGACTTATCCACTTATAACCATAAGCAGTTCGCCCCTCTTGGTCGATTACATTATGTATTGCTTTGTAATTAACTCCAAGAGATTCCCCTGCTTCGGATATTCTATCGAACACTCTTATAATCTCTCTGGTTTTCGCATCCACTTGCGCAATTTTTCTTCCTTTTTGCGCTTTTTATAGATGCTCAAATCTTTTATTGGAAAATCTTCTTCGTATACAAAAATATATCCATTTGCCGACTTATAGGTATTTGAAAGCACACCGGAAATAGTTGTTCTATTTGCTCCGGTAATCCTAGCCGCCTCCTGCAAACTTTTAAATTTCTGTATAAAATTTCCTTCCATATCACATTGAATAATGCTTCTCATTCCGTTAGGTTCCGGCTTTCTATAGGTTTTCGCTCCGTTTGATTCATACTCATCCTCAAACATGAACATATAGCCCTTTGTCTGCCGCCTTTTTCCTTTACAATTAAGCAGAACATCCGTATTATTAAATCCGTCAATTTCTGCATCCATTGCACTATCATAACGCTTAATGTACCGTCCGTCAAGCGTCAGCAAAACAACTGCCCTGGCGTTATGATACGGCGCGCCTTTCCCACCTTTGGTCATATTATAGCCATCTCGATAGGTGTTAAATTTTTCAATGTAATACTTTTCCAACTCACAGGCTCCATCTTCGCTTTCACACGTTTCGATGATTTCCCATGAGAAGTTGTCAAACCCGAATTCTTTAATTGCTCTATGAAAGTCGCAATCTTCTTTTTCGTAGCGCCTTTGATGTTGCCACACTCTGCTATGAAAATCACAAGTTTGACCGACATAAGATTTTCCGTTTATTTTATTTGTTGCTTTGTAGATATAATATGTTCGCATTAAATCACCTCAAACATATTATACAAAAATGTTCGTGCTAAGTCAACTTAGCCTTCACCGATTTTACCCGATTTTTCATCGACATATTGCTATGCCGCGCGACACATGAAACAAAAGTTTCGTTTATCGGCTGTTCTGGCAAAGTCTCCGGTAATATTGGTTGTATGCGCAAGCACATACTGATAACGCAACATGGCTTTTTGAGCCTGTGTCATTGATGAAATGTTCGCATCAAGTCCTTGCTTTAATGCCCATTCCTTTAATGTTGCCTGCGTCAAGTCGATACCATAACGCCGCATAGGTGCCGTAGTACCAGAAAATACAGATTGCAAACTCTTGGCAATATCTTCTTGGCTTACATCGTAGAATGAAGCCATATCTCCGGCTAATTCTGTCAACCGGATGGACATTTTTGCCATTTTCCCCTGTGGAATGTCAAGGGCAGTTCCCATGGCTTGGAAACGGCTTGCAAACTGTTTCGCGGACAATTCAGACATGCCAAATTTTTCAATGGATGTTTTTGCGAAATTGTTAATTAGGCTTTCATACTGCCCGAATGTCTGCCTTACAACGTTCTCAACCTCTGTCAGTGAAGATGATATGTCAATGGCGTCTCCAAGTAGCCTAAATCCGCGAAATAAAGCCCAATACGTTGCATACACTTTTCCGATTGCAGACGCAAGGGAAAACGACTTCTTTGCTACAACGGATGCACTTGAACTAAATCCGCTAAATGAGCTTGTGATGCTTTTTGCCGCTGTTCCTGCCGCTCCACCGGTACGTGATAATTTTGCCAATGCATTTGTCATGTCAATAATATTCCGGCTTACGCTAGGGGCTTTCGGCAATTCGGACATAAGCTGTCGCATTGCAACCGCAAGTTTTGGTATATTCTCGATAGCCTTTGTTGAGCTTGTATAGCCAAGCTGTTTGATTCCTCCGGCTAATTCCGATAACCCTTGCACCGATTTTGACATACCGGAAAACGAGCTTACCGACTTTGAAATCTGTCGCATCGCTCCGGCTGCTGCATTTATCTTTCCTGTGTCAATGTTGCTAAGCGTTTTGATGTTTCTTGCAAGAGTCGAGAATGACCTTGAATCAACACTGCGCATGGCACTCATTGAGTTTGACAATCGGTTTACTCCGGTTGATAACCGGTTAATTCCGCTAGAATCTATGCTTTGCAAGGATGAAGATAGTTTTCCTAACCTTGTTATCAGCGCATCAATCTGACCATTAGCCTGTCTTGCCTGTGCTTGAATCTTGACCTCTAAGGTTTCTAATTCCAACAGTTCCACCTCCTTTATGTAGTTTTAGAAAAAGGCGGTAGGATTTGACCCCTACCGCCCTTGAATTACTTTTTCAGTTTTCCCTTTTTCAGAAGAGAAATCATCTTTGAATTTTCCTCTGATGTAAACTTAAAATTGGAAAATCCGTTCTTTTTTGCGATTTCCGCACGATGTTCTTTTGACACATCATCTTCCCCAACCGCTTTTAATGCTTCTACGATTGAGCTAGAATTTCCGGTATACTTCGGATAATACTTACCCTTGCTTTTCTTTGCACCGCTTACAACAATCGCTGTGTGCCCTTTTATGCGTGTCACAAGAATATCTCCGTTGTGAAGAATAAACCCGGCATGATAAGAACCCATATCATCAAACAAGCCGGATTTCAAAATTACCGGTCGTTCATTAGATGTATTGAAATCTCCCACATCCTTGCCGGATGCATAGATAATACAAGCACGTACAAGGGACGAACAATCGCATTCCGTCTTGACCTTTGTGTTAATGCCATGTTTAATGACTCCGTAGCGTTCCGATTGGTCATAGCCGATATTTTTATTGTCAGATGCAATCTGCATAGCTTCGGCTAACTTCTCCGCAACCTTATTATCCTTTGCTCTTAACACATTCCATCCCTTAGAATGGTTGTAAAACTTCTGCGTAGACACTTCCTGTCCGGTCTGGTCTCCGGCTTTTCCGCCAGAATAGCAGTTTCCGTGTTCATCGTGTCGCGCACTTCCGATAATTACTGCCATGGTAATACCTCTTTTCTTAAACTATCTTTGGCTTTGGTAAATGTGATTTCCTTGATTCAGCCGCCCATGCTTCTTCCGCCTTAAGCATTTCTCGTATCTCAGCATCGGGATCGTCCGTATTCTGCTTTTCGATGGAATCATAGCAAGTTTCTTTCACGTACTTACTATTACCCTTGCCGAATGTCGCGTCTATTGCGGTCACAAGTGCTGACGTTGCATATCTTCCGAACCACATATACATTTCCATGTCGCGTTGCTTCCATTCTGCCTTATATGCATCCACATAAGGCTTAAGCAACTCTGGATTCATCATATCTATATCATCAATGGAAAATCCGTAGCCTTTCGTTACCACAAGGTAAAACGGACGGATTTCCGCAACGTAATATTCCCATGTTAATTCTTGGCTTTCGCTTTGGATGGGGTCTTTTTCTTCTCCTGCTTCTGCTCCTGTGCTCTCTCCAACGACTCCATCATCTGCGCTAAAAAACCGTTTGTCATCATTTCCTCCTGCATATCAGCGAATAAATCCATGCAGTTAATCTCGTTTGTATCAATCGCATCATAGAGAATGTCGGACACCTTCTCAAGCTGCTCATCGTAGCCTTCGTTTGTTTTGTAATCATATCCAAATTCTTCATTGTGATGCATCTGCAATCCCACAAGAAGCGTCTTAGGAAGTGTTTCAAGAAGAATATCTTCCATAGAAGAAATATCTTCCATGTCCTGTGTCTTCATAATATCCTGTAAGATATGTGATTTTAATGATGGTCTCGTTGCAAACTGAATTGTATATTCTTTTCCACCTAATTTAACTTTCATGTTTTACCTTGCCTTTCTGCCCTATATTGGCAAGGGGCAGTGTTGCCACCGCCCCATTGTTGCTTATCTCATTGCTTCAAGTTCTGCTATCGACCGATCATCCTCGCCTACCGGTGCGGTCGATTGCTCGTCCGATAGGCTTTTTACCCCACCACTGTTACAGTGAATGTTCCATCGTTGTTATCAACGACTTTCAGCTTATCCGTAACAAGCTCTGATGCTGTGCTTGGGATAACAGTTGCGGTCATTTCAAGGATTTCATCTACACCGCCTACATCATTCGGTGTTGCGGTAACAGTTCCGGTGTATGCGTATTTTGCCACGCCACCGATTCCATCTGTGCCGTACAGGTGGATAATGTCAACCTTTTTATCTCCCAGCTTTTCGATGTTTTCCAGATATTCTTTTGCAAGGTTTCCGGTGATTTCCCTGGAATCCGCTGTCTTAATACCTTTCTCAAATGTCTGCTGTGGGTCTTCCATCGTGGTTGACTCAACCGTGTTTGGTGGAGATGCCGGAGATGGAATAGACTTTGCAGCAAGTAAAAGGTTGTAAGTCCCTGCAAAGTCGGCTTGTTCCGCTGTGTGCTCTTTAATAATCACACGCGACTTATAACTTGTTGATGCCATGATTTTCTGCTTCCTTTCTGCCTTGCGGCTATGCTAAATTTTCATACGCTCCAATAATTCTCGATACGCGAAAAGTTGCCGTGCGCACTTGTTTGGAAATTGCGAACACAGCATTTGACACATCAAAATTCTTTGATTTAAAAAAGGACACTGCATACTCTGCAATGTCCTTAATCTTTTCCCTTCTTCCTTTATTTGTTATTGTAATTTGAAATGTTGGGCGAATTGCGTTAATAAAATAAGACTCTGTATCTCTCCCGGCTTCTGTAAATCCAATCTGTTGTATAAGAAGTGTTGGAAAAACAGGTGTTCCGTTCGATTCCTCGTCCTGCGTTACCTTGATTCCGCTTTCTTTGCTTTCCATGTAAACTTTCAACAATCGGTAAACGGTATCTTCAAAATCAAGCGCCCAACCATTTAACTCATTTTCCACCGAATACCTCCCTCGCAATCTTTACATACTGTTGAATAATCTGTTGTTCCGCATTATACATTGGCATTGTGGCTTTGATACCGTGGGTATAACGCCATGTTTCGGTCTTATCGTCCCAATAGTACCAACCATCTTCAAAAGCGTGTATTTGTCCCGGATATGTGCCGACACCGAATCCAAGTTCTGGTGCTTTCGGGTTCTCTTTGGAGTTATAAAAAATACCGGCTCCAAACTCTACCGCCAACAAAGTATAGAACGGTTCTCTATCTTCTGATGTTACCGTTTTTCCGGTCGCAATCAGAATCGCGTTTGAGGTCATTAACTGTGGTGCTTTATCTACCCTTACCGTTATCGTGTTCCCGATTGGAGATTTCGATATTTGTTTTATTGCCACCGTCTGACCTTCCTGTGCAAGCCTAGAAACAAGTAAATCGCATTTAGCCTGTAAACTATCGCGGTACTGTTCTAATTTCTTTATAGTGTCTTGTATGGACTTAGTGGATAGCGTCATTGAAATAGGTTTCTTTTTCATACAATCACCTACTTAATATTCTTCCGAAGAAGAAACAAATCCGTGGTCAGCCCTTCATCAGCAACGCCTTTTACGATGTAATCTGCGGTTTCTGAATCCACAAGCCCATCATCAGTGCGTTTTACTTCCGAACGCTTCCACACTACATCGCCGGCTTTCAGTGGCAAATATCCTTTATCCGTAACAAGCTGACAGTATGATGTGCTATCATCAATTCCAAATTCTTTCACAAGGGCTTCTGACAGCTTATTGCTGATATTGGCTTGGAATGTCGTAGGTTCTGAAAACCCTTCAACTTCCTCGCCTTTTGGAATCTTGTTGCCTTCGGAATCTAAATAAGGTACAAAGTTCCCATCGGAATCCTTGTACCCTTCATAGACAATATCTCCATTTTCGTCAGTTTGTGGGATGAATACCCTCTGACCGGATTGCGAATACTTCATTTCCTGCTTGTTAATGTCAAGCATTGGTGTTTTCCTCTGGGATTCCGGCAACACTCGTCAGAAGTGATAACACTCCGGCAAGGACTGATGCAGAAAGAACATATTTCCAATCCACCGCATCCATAAATGCCGCCGTTCCAATTCCGGCAATCGCCGCCTGCGCAACAGTCTTGATTGCTCGGATTCCGGCTTTCTTAGTCCAATCCTTCCAATTCCTCATTGCTTTTATCTCCTTTCCCTATATGAATCTCTTCAATCTCATGTTTCATTTTTGTAACCATTCCATTTCCACCTAACGCATGGTACGCATCATACATCTCACAGAAGTTCTGATAGGCATATGACGGTATTTCTCCGATTCTGGTGTACTTTGCATGGTATTCAATAAGTTGGACGCGCAAAAGGAGCATTGTTCCTTTGCTGTTCGCATCCCTGCTTTTCTTTTGCTGTTTAAGAAGCCAAACTATATATCCAAGCACTATTGGCAGTGCCACAAGATAAGTTTGAATCAAAATACTTTTCATTTGAATCTCCTTTTGACGCACTGCCCACCACCGCTTAATGTGCGCCGCCTGCAACCATTTTACCGACATCGGCAATATGGTCACGCTCAATCTTCTTTAATTACATTGCTTTTACGAACGGAAACACTCCGACAAAAAGGCTTTCACGGTCTTTCCATGTACGGCTCACACCGTTTTCGGAGAAACTTGCCATGTATGCTTCTCCTGCCTGCGACCGGTCGTACACTGCCAAATTAACCATAATGTTTTCATAGTTCTTAACATCACTGTCAATCTGGTCTTGCGTGTATGTGTCCGGATAGTTCCGTCTGCTGATAATCTCTTTTCTTGCCTGCTCTAAAAGCTGTTCAATCAAAGGGTTACATTCTTTTTCATCAAACACAACTTTATCGGACTTTTCTCCGGTCACTTCATCCTCTACCTCTTCTATATGAAATTGTTTTAAACGAATCTTTACTTGTTCGACAAGTGTGTATGACATAAGCGATCTCCTACAGATTAAACTTTGCAATCAGAATTTCTTTCAGTTCCGCACCGCTTGTCGCTTGTGCGTTTTCAATTCCCTGCTCTGCGGCAAGTTTCTGCAAGTCTGCGGTACTCATTCTGTTGATTTCGGTCTTTGTATATCCAACGGAAGATACCGGAGAATTACTCTCCGGCACCTCTTCTCCTGCGTTGTACCATTTACCATTATGAATCACTATATATGGATATTTCATAGTTGCACCCCCTACTCCTCGCTATGAACCTCATATACAAATGTGCTATCCATATTCTCGTATGATGGAAGTACAACCTCAGATGCAAATGTTGACATCTTCATAGGTGGTCCATACTCTGTCTTTGTAGCGACTGTAATACCTACACCATATGTTGTTACATCAACATCAGCTACCTGTCTTGCAGTTCTTTCTTCCGGTGTAGTGCCAAACCAAGTGCTTCCAAGGCTGCCTTCTGGAAGAAGTGTAACCTTGTTATCCGGGTAGAAGTACTGCTCTTTGCCATCATCATCAATGTACATCTTATCGTAAAGTACGGTAGTGAGCTTCGCCCTCTTCTGTACCACCGAAATAACAGTATCATCGTCAACCTCAATAGTTGCTGTAAGGTTCTGTGCAAGAATTGAGTTTCTTATTTGTGCATTGTCAAGCAGATATTGGAATGTATTGCTGTTCATAAGTGCGTATCTAGCAATCTTACCCTGCTTCTGTAACTTCTTTCTTGCATTGTTAAGGTCTGTAAGTGGCTTTGAATTAGCTGTATCGCTCCACATGCTTGTGCCGGATAACTTTGCGTAATGGTCTTTTGCGTATGAGCCATCCTTATCGTAATCATAAGCGTACTGAACGCCATCACTTACAATAGCAATTACCGGATGACCTGCATTTGTAGAAAGAAGTGACATTCTCATGCGCTCCGGTACAACTTCTGCGCCGCTTACGAGGTTGTTAGTGTCGTCATATACACTTGATAAAGCACTTGCAAGGTAAGGGTCGTCTTCTGATTGAATACGCTCGATTTCAAGCATTTCCTCTTCACCAACTGTCATTCCCTCGCGGAAAAATGCCATCTGTGTTTTTTCCTTACTTAATCCGCCTCTAGCTCTAAGAGTTGGGATTGTGTCAAAATTAGATGGCGCAAGTGAAACCGGCAAACCCTTGTGTGTCTTAATCCAACTTAAATCAAGTCCCTGCTTCTTTCTTTCTGGAAACCACTGTAAACCAAGATAAGGTATCTGATTACTGGCGTTTTCTGTTGCCGATAATGCGATAGACTTACTGTCTAATACTTCATTAATTAACATCTATTTACCTCCTGTTATTATTCAAATACAATCATTGGAAGAGCTGTCTTAACTTCTGCGTCATATGTAACGCCGGAATGCGCTTCTGCTACTTTCGTGTTAAGATGTGCTTTCTTAAGCAGCACTCCTTGTGGCCTGTCCTCTGTTACATCAAATCTCAAAATACCCACTACCGTAGCCGTATTGTCAGCCTTGCCATTTGCTCCGATTGGAGTACCTGCTTTGACAATCTTCTTGCCCTGTGCGTTTTTAGTTGTCACGCCATCAAAATCAAGTGTTAATGGGATTGCTTCATTAGGCTCTCTCTTTAAAATCTGAACATCTCCTGCGTATAAAGTCTTTTCATACTGCATATTCATTTCCTTTGCCATTTCTTACCTCCTGTTATTGCTGAATGTAATGTGATAAAACGTCATTGTTCTTAGGTGCGTTAGATATAAGGCTTTCTGCTATCTTTTCAGCATTTGTCTTATTATCTGTACCGGCTTTATCGCCGCCAGCCGCGCCACCTCCCGGATTCGTACTGCCTTTTGCAATCTCCTGTTCCTTGGCTTGCGCTGCAGCGGTCTCTTTTTCAGAGATAATCTTTCCAAGAACGTCATAATCAAAGCTGCCATCATCTTTTACAATCTGCGCAGCCTGCTCTGCGGTAACATTAAATTTAGATGCAGCATTGGCTCTCTGCGTGGCTATTGCCTGCGCTTTTTCAAGTTCCGCGATTCTCGCATTGGCTTTTTCGAGGTTCTTATTTGCCTGCTCGACTTCCGTGAGCTTTCCCTGTTCGATATCATCGAGCTGCTTCTGCAACTCTTCAGCTTTGTCAGCCTTTGTCTTGTACTCGTCAACCATTGCTTTGGCTTTCTGTACGGAACTTCCGTAATCTGCCATGATCTTGTCCGCGTTTTCCTCGCTTAATCCCATAGCAATCAGATCTTCTCTCTTCATTCATTACCTCCGATATGTCATACGAATTTTTATACGGTGCAACGACACCGAACGACATCGTTGATTTTTACGCTCACAACTTTGCGAATTTTTATAAAATAAAAACAGCCGCCGATTATTCGGTAGCTGTCTTATCTTTGTTTGTCTGGCTCTGTGTGCCATCTGTATTCATTTTATTTATCAATTCTTGTGCTTTCTGTTCCTGTGCTTCTACATCGTCAATCGTTTTCCATAGATTATCCAAGTATGGCTTCGACAACAAGAATGTCTTTTCTGCATCTCCCCAAAGTCCGACAGATTTAATTGCCACAAGCGGATGAATACCGGCTTGTAAAAGCTGATATAATGTCTGTGACTTGGTGTACATATTGTCTTGTGGGCTATGGTTAATCTGAACATCAAAGTCGCGCAAACTCAATCCCAAATCGTGATCCTGTATACGAATTACATTCAAAACAACTTTCGCAAGTCTTTTTTCAGCCGACTTTACAATTGGGTCTTTCAGTTTTGCTCTCGACTTTGAGAAATCCCATCCGTTTCTAAGCTCAACCGCTCCCTGTGTATCTCCACCGGAATTATTGTTGTTCTTATTCGGTATAGCAAGAATGGACTGTGCATTATCCCATAAATCATCCTTTGCAACCTGGCACTCTGTCTGGTTCAACTCTTGTGTCATAATGTCAACATCTGATTTATTCTGCTCATTATTGGATTTTACCGTCAGCGCATGGGAAATCTTCATTTTTTCAAAAGTTTCCGGGTCAATGTCGCAATTTACAAACTTTATCCAAAACTGAACAAACTGCTCAACACCATCCATTCGGTTTGACTGCATTGTGTTAATTGCATCCAATAGTCCGATCACAAGCTCAATATCAGAAATGCGCTCATGGTTGTTCGGAAACTCAACAATCGGGATTCCACCAAAGCCATGCAGTTGCCAATCTCGAACCTCTCCATTTACAATCTTGCATTCGTATGAATCCGTGTAGCAGAGTTTATACATCTGTCCATCAGCATCCTTAAGCTCTTGGATTGCTAAAAGTGGTTCTTCTGTGGATTGGCTGTAGATAACAAACGTATTCATTGGTGTCGGTGCAACAATTCTAAATGGTATATCTCTATTTTTTGTAATCTGTACCGCCTTAAATGACGTTCCGGTTGCTGATTGCCACTCTCCTGCCTTAATGTCCTTTTCCTGCTTATTGGCATCGGTTAGATAATCGTTAAATTCATCAACCGCATTGTTTATACGGTCATCGTCTTTCCTACTGATAAGCTGAATTGGCTCACCGTAAGTCTGGCCAACCTTGAATTGAACAATCTCATAGGCATGGTTTTCAGGCACCTTATTGGTTATATCCGCATTTTGCACCTTTGTTCGGTACAATACAGGCTGATCGCCCTTGTAGTAGTTCCACAGATACCGAATGACTGTCTTGTTGAAATAAAATGCACCAATGCAGTTTCCGACAACATTTCTGATATTATCTGCCGTAATCTGTTCTACGTTAGCATATGCAATTTTTCTTCCATATCTGCCTTTTACAAGGTCATGAAAATACTGCTTGTTCATATAAATAAAACTCCACTACTGCAAGCGCGTTTCGGTATTGGCTTTGTTTCAATCTTGCCTGTTGCCACGCGATAAATCACAATATGATTGCATTTTTTACATTTACACGGATGATCTATCGTAGATCTCCCATCATAATGTCCGGCAATTCTTCCGCAATCCGGACAATATATAGTTACTTTTTTCATAGCAACCTCTTTCTTGTAAATAAAAAACACCGCCATTTCTGACAGTGTCTTTTACTGGTTATATGCTTTTGGGGTTGTAGGATTTTGTTTTTTCTACTCTTTTAGTATACCATGCAAGTTTTAGGAAATGTTGTGAAAGAGTGTGAACTATTGTGTACTTTTATGCACTCTTTCCAAGATAAATCCCGCCGAATTTCTTCTCAAACTCCCGAATAGCCTTCTTTCGGAGGTTCATGATATTTCTGTAGGAATATCCCATTTCTACAGAAATTAAATTCCAGTCCTTATTATCAACATAGTGCGCATACAGGACAATATACACATCTGTATTTTCCATACTTTCAATCTGCCCGATAATAACCCGGCGTTTATCCACAAATTCGCACACAAGTTCTTTTATCTCGTTCTGCAGGTCTGCAATTTTAGCAACAGCACTTCCCATTTTGTCCGGATCGCCGGAAGACTGCACATCAACCTCTTTGGGAGATACGGAAATAGAAGTTGCCATATTGGAAAGTTTTTGAATTTCAGACATTTTGTTTTTGATAACATGATCACATCTATTTATTTGTGAAAGATATTTGTCCGTTGTCATATCCTAATACCTCCTGAATGGGTTTACTGCCGCTTCTACCTTTGCGGTATTGTTTGGGTTTTCTATAAACATTTCAAGCTGAGTTAAGCCGTCTGCCGCATCGTCGTGTTCATTACCGCCAATGCTTACAAACATAGAGAGTTCATCCATAGCCGCTTGATATTCGTCATTTCTGTAATATCTTGTTACTCCAAGATCTGAATCTTTCTTCATTTGTTCCTGCGTCGGTCGGTGCGTATCAAGAAATATGAATTTTCTCTTAACATCACCGGAATATGCTATGATCTTTGATAACTTTTCAACATTGTTTGGTGCTTTTCTGCTTGTGCACGAGCATTTATAGTCCTGCGCCTGCAACTTTTCATCTACATATTGGCAATACAGATCTCCTCCGGTATTTCCCTCAAATCTTGTCTGCCGAATCTCATTCCCGATAATTCGTCCAACAACAAGAGGGATTGTTACCTCTTTCGTGCCTTTGTTGAACACCCAATCGTAAATATAAACATCTCCGTTTTCATATTCTGCCCCTATCGGCATTGACAAGCTATCGCCGCCGCCCCAGGCAACATCCACAACTCCGATGCGCCGGAAATCTCCATCCGGTAGAATTCCGTTAAATAGTCTCAAATCCGTATAAAGCAATCCCTCACGGACATATGGTTGCTGCATAAACTTAGCCATCCATTCGGCATTGTCAAGCTTATCTCGCATATCCCTGTAGTATTCCGTGGAAAATCCATTGATTTCATACGCGAAATTGCTTTCATCATTTTCATTAAGTGCCGGAATCTTACGGAATCGGTATTGTGGATCATGCTCATATTGCTTTCTCATGCGCTCCAATGGATCTAAAACATTCCAAAGAGTACCAACCATCAATTCCCTTGCACCATCATTTTTACGGTCAACCATCTTGTTTAGGTACTCTTGGTATGTGTTTTCCATTCGAGTAGGGCTTAATGAATGCTCTCGATCACGAACCAAGTCATCGACATATAAATATCCATCTTTTGAAACATCGACCGCTCCTGTCCATGTTCCATCAATACCACGGCACGTTACTGTTGCGAATCTGTCCGGATCTCCAAGTGTAATTGTAAATTCGTCCGCGCTTTTGTCTGTCGGAAGCGTTGTGTTTGCGTATTCCGGATGCCAATAAGCAAAAAGTTCAGCAAACGTATATTCTTCCGTGGTAAAAAGATTCATCAGTTCTTTGTAAAATCCTTTTGCCAAAATACCAGAGTGACCACCCATTGCACTATGGCTGTTCGGTCTGCGCAAAGCCACCCACGCAAGGAAGAAAATACAGATAGTCGATTTACCGACACGCGATGGCATTGACAATCCGTAAAATTTAATCTTCCTGTTTTCCAAATCTTCAAGATCGTTGGCAACTATATTCAGCGTTTTGCGGCGCGGATAATAAAACCGTTTACTCCAATTTCTTTTGCGCTCCATAAAGTAGATGAAGCTCTCGAAACGATAAAAGCTCTCTAACCGCAAGACTTCATAGAACTGATCCACAAGTTTGTATCCGCCTTTAATGTCGTGATCCTGCGCATATCGTTCAAGTTCCCATATGCTACCGCCCGCATTTTTCTGCGTAAATTCGTTGATTAAAACCTTTGTTCTTTCGGTTATAGTCAATCCATAGTCAACGTCTTTTTCCGTCCGAATTGCCACATTGCACGATTTCAAAAGGGCATCTATTACCTGTTCATCAACGCCTTTTCTCCGTATGTAGTTTTCATATCCGTTTACTGCATTGATTAACTGCTTTGAAGCCAAATAAAAAGCACCTCCGCAAAAAGCAGAAGTGCCTTGACTTCTGCCTATAACTGTTTTAGGGTAGCGACTACAATCAATCTGTAGCCGGTAATATGCGTAGTCAGTAGTAAAAGCTATTCTTAGCACACCAATATTGTACGCACCTCTTAGTGTTTCGGAAATTATTTAAAGACTATTTTCTTGGTCTGATTATCTCTCTAATTCATCAATTCTGTTTTCAAGTACATTTATGTATTCTCTCATTTTCTTATCACCCGAAGGAAACTTCGGTTTCTTTTGCTTACTTTTTATCTGTAATCTCAAATGGTACAATCGACTCTGGAATATAATTAACCTCATACTTGTACTTATTCACTTCAGCACCACCTAAATCCTCAATGACATACATCGTATCTTCATTTAGTCCAATAATATGTCTCTTATATGTACCATCTTCCATCTCTACAACAAGTGTCACCTGATCATCTGTTGCATCCTCTCTACTAAATGCACCAATCATTTCAAACTCAACCTTATCAGTACGAGTGTTGATTACTGCAAATCTTCTAAGAACATTAAAGTTCTCAGCTTCCTGTTTCATATTATATGTAACCTTTTTTGATTCAGTTTCGAAAGCACATCCAGTTAATGATGTTGCTACCATTCCAACTGCCAACATTACTACTAAAATTTTCTTCTTCATATGATTTATTCTCCTTTAAACTTGATGCCATTGCTTTTCATTGTACTTAATAATTCTTCTAATGTTCTCCTTCCAATATCTTTCCAACGAATGATGTCATCGGGTGTGTAATTACTCATATCTTCAATGGCTTCAATTCCGTGTTTGTGTAAAATTGCGTATAATCTAACCGAAATATTCATCTCTGATATTTTCATAATCTCGCCCCCTCAACAATTTATTTTTATACCCTCTGTTAATATCGCAGTCTTATCCTCATTCAGAATTGCATTTCCGTTTTCATCCGTTTTATGCCATCGTGCATCAACTTTAATCATTGGACTTTGCTTTGCATGAGCGATAAAATGCAACTCCATGTCCGTGCAGCTTACTTTTTTGCCGTCAATAAACACTTGTGCGGTTTTGCCATCGGATTTTATCATAATTTTTTCTTCTTCTGGCTCAAATGGTTCGCATTTATACATAGATTTCCAAGAATCTTCATACCACCTATCCATCTCTCCAATAACGGAATTTGCATAATATGTCGGCTTGCTCATAGTTTTTGTTCGGCTACATAAAACTTCTTGATAATTCTGGATAATAAACTCACATTCAGCACCGTTATATTTATAATCTTTATAAAACTGATAAAAAGATTTCAAATTTTTGATAAAATCAACTAGTGTTTTCATTTCCAATGCACCTTGAACCCTTTCTTTTTATACTCCCCTACGGCTTTTTTAAGGTTCATATCGTCCTCATATTTTTCATTCAGCATAATCACCACATTACCTTTTTCAATGCCGTATATGTTGCAATTTGCAAGTTTCTTAGCCGTTCCAAGGATAGCTTTTGCTTGCTTATGGCTCATTTCATAGGCTTTGGTTCCCATATTAACGATCATTTCTCATAAACTCCTTAAAATCTTTCCTACACTTAGGGCATAGGTCATATTTTCGATTGAATAATTTGAATTTATAGATACTTTCAACCTCTGCTTCTATGTCGCAATCTTCAAATGTCGGTTCAATATCTGAGCACCGCCCAATTAATGTAAATTTTATCCCTCTCTTTGGTTTTGCTTTTATTTCCACACCGCACCTGTCGCAAGTGCGCCATTCTTTTTGATGTTTCATTCTTCCACCAACTTTCTAAGCACCATTCATAAACATATTCCCAAAATGCAAATCATTTAGTGCTTTTTCTAATTCGTCTTTGTACCGAAATGGGCTTAAAGGGCTTTTTATTTCTTCCCTCAATATAGGTGACATATTGTCTATCAAAATGCCTTGTGTAGTACTTGAAAGATTTTGTGGTGGCAAATCCGCTAAAGCGCATAACTCCATTCTTTTATTGTCGCATTTTTCAGATTTGGGGCAACTTTTACATTTTTCTGCTAATTTGCTTAAAGGTTCTGCCATTACTACACCAGCTTCCTGCCGCACATAGGGCAAAAATTGATTTTTACGGCTCCTGCAACCTCTTTTCCATCGCTATTGTCGAAGATCATGTTATTTTCAGCTCCAAAAATGACTAAATTTCCTTTACCATCAATGATTTTCTTTTTGTTCCTACAAAAATCACACATATTCCACCAACTTTCTTCCGCAGATAGGGCAAAAATTTACTTTTACTTTTACTTCACTGCTAAACGCAATTTTGTTAGTGCAAAGTGATGCATATATGCATTCATTTGTAAAATCCAAACCTAATGTTATTTTGCCTAATACTCCAAGGTCAATTCCCTTTTCTTTTGAAACTGACCAACCATCTTCATCAAAATTGCAAAATTTACACATTCTTACGCCCTTCTCCTTTATTGAATACCACGTTTTCAAATATTGCTGTTTCTACCTTATCCGGCTGATTTTCTGGGATGTTCCTTCCCGGAATCTGCGTAAATAAGTATTTGCAATAAGGGCACATATTAACTTCGGAGCCAAGTATTAGCATTCCGCAGCACAAGCAACTTGTCATAATTCGCACCTCAATCATAGCAAAAATCGGAATCCTCGTGAGATTCCGTGTCTTTTGTTTGATATAAATATTCCACAATGTTTTTATCATCAAATAGCGGCACAGGGAATCGAACCCTGTCAGACCAAACCATGCCAACCGCTTTCAAATCTGCAATTTCTAATCACGGAAGGGTTTTCTGTTGCCAATGATACCGCTACCATCCATAAGTCCCCATTGACCGGAACTATTGCAGTAGCACCCGGCTAAGTGGAGATAAGGATAAACGCAGATATTCGGACTCGAACCGAAACACCGTTTTCGGCTACTGACTGTTTAGCAAACAGTTTCCTTACCAGTTAGGATTATATCTGCACGCGCCGGGCATGGAAGTTCCACACCCGAACCATTCCTTGCGCTTCAGAATGGCGCGGTGCTACTAACACCGCTCAATGGCTTGTGGCGGTATCGAGCCGCCCTATACAGATTTTCAGTCTGTCGCTAATCCATCTCAGCTAACAAGCCATGTCGTGTAGTTTCCGTTTTTCCTTGCTCCACACTACACTAAGTGCAAGGTTCTTTTAGTCAGCGGTTACCGCCATCTTTTGAATGACAACCGCTCAATCCAGTTACCTGTGCTAAGTTTAACCGGTATATTGATTAGCACCTGCATTTCTGTAATAAACACACTAGGGGCGTACTGGCAACATCACCTGTGGGGATTGCAGGAATCGAACCCGCGACAACCCGGATATAAGCCGTGTCTTCTGCCACTGAATTAAATCCCCATAACCGTCATCAGACGGTTAGCAATATATTTTACGTGCTATGCGTTACACGATTCCGGTTTACAGCTTTTCACCGGCAACTCAATGTTACCATGCAAGCCTATTTCCATGGTTCTACTCCGAATTAAATTATTGCAGAGCAATAGGCAAGCATCGTATTTCAGCCAAAACATAGACCGCCTGCAAGCAGACAGCATAATTTGACCGAGTAGGTGGGTGAGGATTTGAACCTCACATAATCGGATTCTGAAAAGGTGTTGTTGCTGATTACGGATGATTTTCCGCCTATCACTTGGCAACACTCTTACCGATCAGGTTCTTTGCTTGCATTTCGTTCTGCCACCACCTAACTTCTTAAGGGGAATTACATTTTCACAGCTCGGACACCGTGGGATAGATGCCCGAACCATGATTGACTGCTATATGGATTGCACGTCTGCAAATTACAAAGCAGATACCGCTCAACGCCATATAGTCTTACGCCAAGATGCCGCCCTCTGCGACAAATACCACCGGACGGTCTCGCACCGTCCTTAACAGAATCGTCCTAGTGGCGAAAGGAGGAACCCAAATGCTTGAATCACTCAACCAAGGGTTCAAGTACATATGAAAAACATACGTGGCTACATGGAACGTCAACATGCAACCAATTAGGCTACCGGGATTCGAACCCGGGAATACAGGAATCAAAATCCTGTGCCTTACCACTTGGCAATAGCCCAATGTTTCATTCGTCCGCAAACGTAATTCAAAGCCTAACGCCGATAGATCAATTATTCAGCCGAGAATTATCATTTGCGGACTTAAGCTATACCGGATGCTCCGATTTCTCGCTCTGGTGCTCGGCGTCGCTTTCCAGATTTAGCAAATCTCCGGCACTATCCGGTTGCTTTGATTTTGTTATATGTATTCTTTCGACCACGCTCAAAATTGGCGGCAGAAAGTAAATACCAAATATTGGATCATAAATTGTCATATTGTTATCTCCAAATGACCATAATATTCATTGCAAAGATCGCGTATGAAAGCAAATAACCAATTGCGTTTGAATTGTCTTTTTGTTTTACCTGTCCTCCCATAAGTCCAAGTATTACAAGGGCATCTATCGCCGTAGCGATTATATTTAAAATCATATCAATATCTCCCATCCTCAAAGCTATGTTCCTGTTTGAACCGCTCCATTTCATTCACGCTCATGCCGAAAAGTCCGGCAGATTCATCAGAATTCGTATGTTTGAAGTATTCGCCCTGTTGCGGAAACATGAACCGGAACATGGCATAATTTGCAACGTCACACAGGTATTCAAGGTTTCCGGTCTCTTCAAACTTGGCAAGACACATTTTCAAACTTTCAACCGCATTAACATTTCCGGTAGAAAAGTTCATTCTTGCCGGTCCGTATTTGTAATACGACTGTTCAATCAATCCTTTGCGTTTTTCATCAAAGGTTTCGGAATACTCGGTTTTCATCAACTCATTGCTGCAGCTTGCCATTAAACATCACCTTCCGCTCTATGGTTTGCTCTTTCAATGTCAAACCCTTCTGGGTAACGCGCCTTAAGCTTGTCTACATTCATCTGCATGATTTCATCAAGGCTCCAGCCGAAGGATTCGCAAATCATTGCAAGATACCAACAAATATCGCCAGCTTCTTTCTTTGCGTGGTCAATATCAAGCTGCTTCTCGTGGAAAATCCACTTTTTAATCATGTCGTTGAACTCTCCAACCTCACCGGATAACCCAAGGCAAGCATTAAAGATACCGCCAAGGTCATAATCTTGCAACGCAGATGCGATATTGTTATTTTTGCAAAATTTAAGCAAATCGAATTTATCCGAAATTCTTTCTGTCGCTTTGCGATCATTTGTCCGCATTGCTAAAGCCTGATACTCATTCCCGGTCATATATCATTCTCCTGTCCGAAACACTCTTTTTATTTTTAAAAATTTTTTTGGAAATGTAGTTGCGAATCGCAACGTGAAAGTGAATTGTTATAAATTTATTATAGCCTATTTACGGTGAAAGTCAATGGGTGTTGTTGTAAGTGGCTTTTTATTTTTTGAGGTATTTAAGGTACTTAGTAGCCGCCCGGCGGTCTTTCTGTCAGACCCCCTCCCCATCCTTTTCTCGCAAACATGGGAATCTAAAATATTTTCCATTTCGTTTTGTTGTCATTGTGTGAAAATCAAATTGTTTTAACACAATTCATATCATACCCCTGCAACTATTCGCAAAACCTAACTTTTCCGAATAGTTCACGAATAGTTAAAACGCTACACCCCTTGATATTACTGCATTTGCGAATTGTAGAATAATCACACACAATTTAAACCGTATTATTTGCCACTGCATCTGTGAATTGTGTATCAATTACGTGCAATTCTTGGCTCTTTTTCTCGTCCAGTCTTGGCAACTCCTGCGCTGTAATTGCCCTTCTTTGAGTGGCATTATCGCCAATGCCGGGCTGATTCATGCCGAACTCATTATTTCCCACGAACATAGTGCCTACAGGGCTATTGGAGTCATATGCCCGATCAAGGATGCAATCCTTACGAGATCGTTGTAATTTTTGCCAAATCTTAAAAGCCAACGAACTTGGTTCCTCGTCTTTCCAAAGGTCAAACGTTGTAGTAGGTATATTACAAAAATAACTAAATGCCACTGTACTTACCAACTTGCTATACACATTGGAGATATATATATAATAATCACAAAGCTTATATAATACCTCTCTATCGTATCTATTACAGTTAGTTGGTATAGTTGCATTACCAAGAGGTTTCAAGCTCTTGTCTTTTAGTACCGATGTATCAGGGAATAGATGCATACCAACATACTGCATAACAGCTTTCCATTGTCTCTGTCCAGCTTTTAGTAAATCTTCGATGTGAAATTCTATACAAGCGTTGTCTATTAAATCCTGTACAGTTGATGTGTATATCTGTACTGTACCTAGATCCACTATAAGGCTTGTAAGATCTACGCTCTCTACATCCTGCATATATTTCACACCTCCAATCTGTTTTATCTCTCTGCTTTTGGTATACACTATTTCCGGGTTTAAAGTCAAGCCTTAATTTTTACGGTGTAATATATACTTACACCGCGCGCGCATGCGGATATACACTTACTATAAACCTATAGGCTTTAGATACAGTGTATTATTATTAATCTAAAAGATTAAGAAAGAGAGAGAAAGAGAAACATAGTTCTGAAAAAGCGACGTCAGACGACTGTGTCGCCTTATGTCAGACGATTGTCAGACGATTTTTTGTAAAAACTGATACTATTCTATCATTTTTGGACTTATCAAAGACCTAATGAACTTAGCCTTGTTTATAAAAATTTAAGAAAAGTTTTATAGTTTGTTTACAGTTTTCGGAGATTTTGTAAGATATGCCCGTATGCGTTGTTGATTTTGGATATGCAAAAAAGAAAAGACAGCCGGAAAAGCTGTCCTTTGTTTGAAAATATTTACTTGCATTCTGTCCGATCTGATGATAGACTATAGATATGTCGCACGGCAGGGATGCTTGCCGCTGTGGTTCCACCAGCGATTCCGGTGGACAGGGATTGAAATAATTTTATTTTGCATAATGCCAAGTCTTGGCACTTGTCGCGCGTGGTGGATGCTCTGCGCGTGGTATCTGGAGCAATCCCCGGATACACGGATTGAAATAATTATATTCTCAGTGAAAGAAAAAGAGTGGGTCAGATTTTTAGTCTTTCCCACTCGATTTCTTTTCTCTGTTTTTAGTATCTGCCGATTGTTTGGATAATACAGCCAAAATCTCCGGCGCGATATATATTTATCTCCTGTGCATTAATCCGGTATGTCAATTCATCGTCATCATAAATCTTGAGCCAGTGCTTAAAATCAGCGACTTTTTTATAATGTGCACCTATCTCCGCGTCCTCGTCAACGACGTATGCCATATAACTTCCGTCTTCGCCAAAATCAAGAGTGCTTGTTTTCAAGCCGTTTTCGTCGCATCCAACAAGTATTAATGCCGCAATATCGCTTGCCCCTATAAACCTTTTCTCGTACTCTTTGTAGTTCTTCATTATGTTTTCCTCTCTTTCTGCCTTTGCTCGAATTTTTAAAAATATATGCAGCATCCTGCTTCGTAATCATTTTTTGATATTTCTATTTCCGGAAGTTCGATTATTTGATCATTCTGATTTTTATATGCGTAGTAGCTTGGGTACATATCCGATTTTATGACACGTCCAATATATTCTCTCCCCCTCTCGTCCCTTTTAATTACTAAAAAGACTCTTATTTTTTCTTTTTCTGTTTTCATGGCATTTCCCTCCTACATGCTCTTGTTGACTCCTCTAGTCAACTGTGCTATTATACTTTTGCGGCGCACTTAAACCGTAACATGCGATGTATTGAAATATTTGATTTGTAGAATATTTCAAAAGATAAACCGTAACATGAGATGTTTTGAAATACTCACTTTATGAGGTATTTAGCGTCGCAGGAGGGGGATTTATTCCCCCTTATTTTTTGTGAATTTCTTGTATTCTTCAAAATCTTTCATAATCGCGTTTACAATCATCTCTGCGACGTCGCTTTTGTCGTAATAATCCCCGGACTTGTCACTGTATCTATTTTTGTCAAATGTTTCAGCTTCGGCAATATACTCATATTCACCGCCAGAATAATCATATGGAATCAGCCTCAGATCCACTCCAAGGTATTCATGCTTTTTTTCTTTTACATTGTATTCAGTCCAATTCATGAGTACAATATAATGCGATCCCCATATTTTATGATTATCTACGCCTCTCATAAAGCTATTTGCTTTCTTTTCAATTTCTTCTCTATTTAAATTTTTGCTGATTTCCATGATTATTCATCCTTTCTTCATCTATTTATTGTTCACCAAAATTCTTCCCTGCTCCGTAGCACTCATAAAAGCTATCTACGAGTTTCCCAAGCTGTTCTGGTGCCAACTCTTCTTTTAGTTCTTCCGGAATCCATTTGTAAGATTCCCGAAAGGTGTCGCCATTGTTTCCGATCTTGGATGATCTCTTTACCATTTCGAGCTTGTACATATCGCCAAGCTCTTCCAGTGTAATATCTCCACTCTTTACTGCTTCTCTTCCCTCTCTGGTTAAGACGCTCATTACTTTCTCTTTGCTTATTGTTCCGATTCCTGCAATTTTCATGTTCCGTTCTCCTTTCGGCTCTGTGCTGTTTTCTTGATCTGACTATACTATAGCACACATATATCACTTTTACAAGTGATATTTTATTTTTTTTGCAATTTCTTTTTCAGTTCCAAATCTTTCGGACTCTCTACATATATAAAGATGTCTTTCGGCTGCATATCCAAAAGCAGACAAAGATTATTAATGCTCTTTGCATTTATATTTGTGTCCTCACGTTTTATTTTTTTGAGCGTTTCTTGACTTAACAATCCGCTTGTTTTAGCCATGTAGGAGTTAAAGCCGATGCGCTCCAACGCGTCCCCTACATCAAATCTGTATTTTAGCATTGCGTACCTTCCTTTCTATATAGATTTTCTTAAATCAATCATACTTTTCCTATCTGGAAAAGTCAAGAAAAATATTTCTAAAAAAAGTGATATTTACTATTGACTGTCACTAAATTTAGTGATATGATACAAGCATCAAATGAAGCACAGAAAACAAAAAAGGCGGTCACTCCTACCAAGAACGAACCGCCACCAATCAAAAAAGAAAGGTAGCTATATTATAGCACAGGTAAAAAGAAATGAGAAGAACAAACAGCAAAGAAACAATGGAAGCAATTAAAAACGCAATCATGGAGAGTTACGAAGCAGCAGAGGAATATTACACATATGGCAACAAGGAAGCAAAGACAGACTACAACGACATATGCAAAGACATTTTAACGGCTTTTGAGAACGAGAAAGTTAAATATGATTGTCAGTATAGAGCCGGAAGAATTAGTAAATATTCTTTGTTTTGCGACTGGATGGCAGGACTTCCTACAGCTTTCCCTATTTCTGATGATATTTTTCTTGGCTCTGCCGTTGATTGGCTTGCTGATATTTTAGACGAGACAGAAGAGGAAAAAGGCAGATATACAGAGGATAAGGCAGAAGCGACAGCATGTAATCTGCTTTACAGAGAGCTTACAAAACACGCTGCAAAAGCAAAATAATTAATTAGCAAGGTTGGCGCTTCCGGGGTTCGATTCCCCGGCTTGCTTTTACCGGGAAACTGGAAAAATTTGAATATGGAGGATTAGCCGCCGCAGAGGATGCCCGCCGGATCACTACCGGCGGCGGTTTTATGAAATTGAAAAGGAGAAATAAAAAATGAATGAAAATAACTATGTTTTGCACGCAAAAAACGGCGTTGTGCTTGTGACAGAATCGCAAGCAATTAACAACGCGCTAGATCAAGAAAAAAGCGGCGTTATTCCGCGTTACTCATTCCTGGATTATAAAACCGGTGAAAACCTCACACCGCCCGGATGGCTCGTGTGGTCAACTTTTGCGGACGGATGCGGCGTTGTGTACCGCAGATCTGACGGAAAAATGATCGTAACAACAGGATTTCAAGGGGATTTTGTTGTAATTTAAGGCGGTACCATTCCGCCTTTTTCGCGTGCTTGGTGCATCCGTTCCGGTTCGATTCCGGGAGCGCGGACTACATGGAAATCGGTTTCCATGCGCAAATTGACAAATAAACACAATATAAGGAGGTGGGAAAGATGGGAAAATATGAGTATATCGGAAAAAGGGAAATCATGCGCCGGGTGTCTGCCCTTGGTTATCTGGAAATATCCGGCAAAATGTGCGGCTACTCAAAGTTTGAGGGCGTGGAATGGGTGGAATCTGCAAAAATCAAAATAACCGCCCAACGTGGCGGGGATTGGATGCAGATCACGCAAAGACCGGAAAACGTAACACACACTTACAGCCGGTACGATGGGAAAAACTATCTTGACAAGTGGTAAAATGCGGTCTATGCTAGACTATAACTATAGTCGGGCAAGCGTCTTCTGGCGTTTGCCTGTGATCGGCAATATCATCAAATATCATCAATGAATTATCTATATATGGCATAACATATAGTGTATTTGTGCTATTTGCGGAATATCGCAGATAATTGCACGTTTGTTACACGTTTTTGGGAATCCGTAAAAATGGAATCTTGACCCCAAAACGCTACCCCAGGGGGGTACAAAAAATTACGAAATATTTTTTGGGGCGCGGAAAAAATTTTCTTTCGTAAAAATCAAAGACCGCGCCGCATAATCACTTTTGCTCAACTCTTCTATCAGCCTTTCCCTAGTCATTTCCGGATTCGTCCGGTGAACGTACTGTAAGAGTTCTGAAATTTTATCCATTATGCAACAACCTCCATAAGTTCAATCAATAGTCTGTCCGCTATTTCAAACACTTCTCTTCCGTATGTGGCCAAGAAGTCTGATACAATTTCCTCTGTATCAATATCCATGTATACGTTATACGAAAGACAGAACGCATGACATAATTCGTGGCATAACACGCGGTCAAGGAATCTTCCGCGTAGATCATCCGCAAGATATATCGTTTTCGTGTCCCTGTCGGTCATGCCTACCGTTCTGCTTCCGTCACTTCTCTGTAGCATATCGCTGTAACGCGATACTTTGACCAAATTCCATATTTCATTATTTATCGTGAACAATTTACCACCTCGCAAACAAAGAGGGCAAAATGCCCTCTCTATTACATTTTCGTGACAAGCGTAGTCAGCTTTGTCTTGGTCAACTGCTTTTCTTCCGGGGACATACCGGAAAATAGTTCGGTCACATCTTCAGAAAGAGATTTCATGTACTTTTCGAGTTCTTTCATCTTTGCGTCCTTATCTTCCGGTGAATTTCCGTTATGCATTTCCTTTGTCTCCATGTAGCTTCTCCGGCTCATACCGGCTCTGCCCTCTCTTGCATCGTGAGTACCGGTACTCATGCCGTTATTTCCGCTCATAGGCTCTGAATAATACATCTTTCCCATACTCATTCTGTCAAGGTCTCTCATTCGCTCTGCATCCGACATATTTTCCCATTCCCGGTAATCTTCCGGCATCTGATGATAATATGGAGGTTCTACATATCCTCTGCGTGTTCCACGTCCTTTCGGTGCGAATCTGCCATTTGCATAGCGGTAATGGTCGTAAAATCTTCTGTCTGGATAATCCTCGTACTGTTCAAGCATACGCATAATATCCTCGTTATTTTCAGACTTTTTCATTGCTTCAACAATGTTATAGTCTTTGTCAAAGCATACGATGTTCTTTGCAATCTCCGTCCAATCCTTGAGATCATCAAGGTTTTGTCCTTCAAAATTCTCAATTCCAATGCCGTCGACGTGGGCTTTCACGCAATCCATAATCTGTTTCGCAAATTTATGCATAATATCAAGCCTCCCTTACTGCAATCAAATTACTGTTCTGAACCTCGATAGCCTGTGCGGACGTATTCTGCACGGCTACGGTACTGCAACAACCGCAAGGCACATCAACGTAGGCCTGTGCTGATACATTAAAGAAATTCTCAACTGCGGCTGGCGTTACGATCATCTTTGTTGACTGCAAAGGCTCTCCGTCAACCGCGATTGCAAGCGAAATCTCTTCAACTGTGCCGCCTGTCGGGATCTGAATGTTGCCGGAATACGATACAAGGAATCTAGCCTTGCACTGATTGGTGATACCTCTTAGCTTTATAATTCCACTTCCCTGTCTGTGTACGATACATTTTGTTCCGTTTACTGCCGTTTCTGTGAATGCCACATCTTCTCCAGCAGCAACAGTTTGTAATGCAATTCCTGTTACTTCCATTATTTTTACCTCTCTTCCATAAAATAAGGGCAAACATTATAGTCTGCCCTTTGGTTATAAGTAATACTGCATAGCAGACATGATTGAGTTAAACTCAATTAAGATACTCAATTATTCAGTTTTAGCAGCCACATCCTGCGTTGCATCCGCATCCATATGCATAAGCATTAGGATTAGGCACAACATATGCCGGAATGGCAGACGGATTCACTGCATTGATAATCTGCTGTGTCTGAGCTGCCATCTGAGTTGTAAGTAATGCACTCTGACGATCCTGTGAAGCCGCTCTGCGAAGGTCATTATTTTCTGCCTGTAAGGAAGAAATTTTCTCATTGCAGAGATAATCGAGAATAGCGCGTGTTCCTGCATTCTGGCTGTCGATAATGTCTCTCGTGTTGCTGTTCATGGTGTTCTGCAATGCGCAAGTGTTAGTTGCCATGTTGTAGTTTACACCTTGGATAGCTTCTCTTGTTTCACAGCAACAGTTAGCAAGCTGTGACTGTAATGCGTTTGTATTCTGCATATTAGCGACTGTATCAGCGTTGATAGCCTGCTGAATTCCGAATCCGGTCTGCAAAATGTTTGTGTTGATGCCATTCATGCCGGTTTGCACTGCATAGAATCCGTCACAAATTCCGTTTGTAATGCCATCAAGTTTTGACACAACCGCCTGATTATCAAATCCGCGCTGGATTTCGCTTCCGACACCACCATTCATTCCGTTTCCTCCGAATCCGTTACCGAATCCGCCCCATCCGAAGATAGCAAAGATAACGATAATGAACCATAACCATGAGCCTTCTGCGCCCCATCCGTTGTTATTTCCGTTTCCGTCAATGTTCGCAACAAGTGGAACGGATGCACAATTACCTGTGTTAAACATAGAATTTACCTCCATAATTCATTTTTATATACATAATCTTGCAAGAATTAGTATCACATTCCTAATTGGCTTTTAAACGACTCAAAAGCCTTATCTGCGTCAATTCCCTTTTCTTTGCACAAATTCCTAGCCATCTGCTCGATGCCCTTGGAATCTCCCTTCTGTGCCATCTGCATAGCATTTCTAGCCATAGGGTTGCTCATTACGTTGTTATTCCCCATCATTTGTTGTAAAAACTGCTGTGGGTTTCTCATTCCCTGTAACATCTGCATAGGATTCATTAAGACTCACTCTCCTTTTGTGTTCGTGAAGATTTTCTTTGCGTTTGTGAAGATAACTTATCTTCCAACTCTTCCATCTTTCCAAACAAGCAATCCAACTTGTCAGTAATAGCCTTTGTCGCATCATCAGATAGCCCTATTTCAATTCTTTTATCATCGCTTGAAGAATCTGCCATCTGCTCATTAAAAGGCTTGTAAACGGTCTTTCTGATTGTTCCATTGGCATCCCATTGTTTTGCAACGATTGCGCTCATGTCCTGCATCGGGAAAAACGCAACGCTTCCATCCATAGGCACATCATTTGCCATGATTGCTGACTCCGACTGCACTACTTTTCCTTGGATTCCAAGGAACTGCGGTTGCATCTGCGGAATCTGCGGCTCTGGCTGTTGAAACCTCTGCATTGGGTTGTACTGATATGCGGCATAGCTTGGGTTTGGGTTAAATGCCATATTCTGATTTTGCATCTGATACATTCTCTTCCTCCAATACTTCCTTGATTGCGTGAATCATCGCTGACTGATACACAAGCGGAACCTTTGACACATCTTCTCTTGTTAAGATTTTTTCAAGAATTTCATCTGTAAATAACATTCCGCATCCCTCCTATGCTTATATTTTTGCATAAAAAAATACGGTTCTTCCGCAAAAAATAAGCAGAAAAACCGCATAAAAAAAGAACGCTCAATGCGTCCAAACTTCCATAGTAATCATATTCAATTAACTTTTAGCACTTGTACAAGAAACTCCTTTCTTTAGTAAAATCAAGGCTTCCGAGCCTTTTTTGATTACCTTTTGATTACTTTTTGATTACTCTCTTTCCCCTAATCTATAGAAAACCTTGATTTTATGCGGTTTTCTGAAAGCCAATAAGGGGACTCGAACCCCTG